AGCCTTTTTAATGAGTCAACGGGGGTCCTATGATTCTTTTACTTTTACCCCCCCTGTTTTATCGATTCCCCAAGGATCTGATCCTGGAACCCCCCTGGTTAATGGGGCAAGTCAAACAGGCAGATCAGTAGTCACCGATGGATGGGGAACAGGATCAGCCCAGACAGTTTTAAAGGCCGGGGATTTTATTAAATTTACAAACCATTCCAAGGTTTACCAGATCACTGCTGATGCCACTTGCGACACTTCCGGGAATGCCACTTTGACCATAGAACCTGAACTGCAAACCAGCCCCGGAAACAATGAAGCGATTGTTACCAATCCAGTTCCTTTTACAGTTTTTAATGAAGGAAAAGTCATTGAGATGTCAACCGGGGTGAATGATGTTTTTTCGTTTACAGTCAATTTTTGTGAGGCAATTTCATGAGCAGAGGTCTTTCCACTGATCAAAACACGGCCCTGGCATCAGATAAACTGCATCTGGTGACAATGCTTAAATTGTCATTGGGGTCAACCTTTTATTATACCAATCACTATAAAAATATTGTTTACGATTCCAACACTTATTTAAGTAGTGCATTCATCCTGGATATTTCCCAAATTAGGGAAGAATCATCCATCACCAATGGATCAATTGATCTGAACCTTTCAGCAGTTACAACAACCCTTTTAACTGATCTGATGAGCAATGGTCATATTGGAAAAGATGTTATTGTCTATTTATCACTTTTGAATTCTGACGGAGCTATCATCACCAATCCAATTCAAATTTTTGAAGGTCAAACCAGTGGTTTTAAATTCCAGGAAAATGCAAATATTTCTGAAATTGTTTTAACAGTAGGAAACCACTGGACCAAGATCAAACAATTCAGTGGCAGAAGATTAACTGATCAAAGCCAGCAATTGGTTTTTACTGGTGATCTGTCAATGGAATTTAGGGATCAAATTGGAAAGAAAATAACCTGGGGAACACAAGAGTAAAAAATGTCCTGGTGGTCTGATTTTGTTGAAGCAGTAACCAGCAACGACAATGAAAATATTGTTGATGCTGCTATCACTGGCCTTGTTTTAACTGGAGGTGAAGCACTTAATGAAACTCTGGATGTCGCAGAAGAACAGGTTAATACGGGTTTTGAAGTCATTGGTCAGATTTCTGACAACCTTGTTGACCAGATCGATTCCGCAACATCAGTCGATGTAGACCTGGATGCAGACTATGAACTGCAATCTGGTTCTAGTGCTTCATATGTTGTTTTTAATCCATTTAAACCCCAGGTTACATCCCTACCCATTATTTATGGAACCAGGGAAACTCCAGGAAAACTGGTTTTCCAGGAAACCAATGCAGATCCAGGCGAAATTCTTTACAGATATTATGCTTTAAGTGAAGGCCCCATTGCTTCCATTGTTCCATCTGCTGAACCAGATATTCAATTCGATGAAGCAAGTGAATGGACTGGAACAGTTAGAAACTGGATCTGGAGACAATTTTTAGGGGCTGATGCTGGCATAAATTACACTACAACGGACAGCAGTATGCCTTCCCCCTATACCCATACAAAGGATTTCAGGTTTGGATGGGTTAAAACCAGCACCAGTTCAACAACTCCAAAACCAGTTTCCTGGACCATTGACCATAAAATGAAAGGGATTGCTTGTACGTTTCATGCTTTTGTTTATGGAACCACAAGCCAAGGGGAACTAAACAAAGTTCCAAAAATCACCCATCTTGTAGAAGGGAGAACCTTAACAGGAAACAATGACAACCCAGCCAACCAACTAAAAGACTATTTAACCAATTCTAGATATGGGGCTGGAATCGATTCTTCAAAAATCGATACCAGCAGTTTTGATAATGTTAGGGATTATTGCGATGAAGTAGAAGGGGGCAAAAAAAGATTCACCTGCAACATCATTTTAAACCCTCAAAATGCAGTCTTGGACAATGTGAAATTATTGCTTCAAGCCTTTATGGGGCAATTGCAATATAGAGGGGGGAAATATTATCTTTATGCAGACCAGCCTTTTTCTGGAACCCCGGTTGTCAACTATACAAAAAGCAATATTATTGGAGGAATTGCCCTTTCCCAACCTTCCAAGGAAATGCGATTCAATCAGTGCATTGTCACTTATTTTGATTCACAAAATTCCTACCAGCCTGCTGAAGCCATTTGGCCTGATCCTAATAATTCCGGGGAAAATACCATCAGGAATGGATATTTGACCAAGGACGGAAATGAATCATTGGTCAAAAGGGTTTCAATTGCAGGATGCACAGAATTTAACGTAGCCCGACACATTGCCCAGGTCCTTGTCAGAAAATCCCGCAACCAGACCAGTGTTTCCATTAACACCACTGCTGAAAGTGCAAACTGCATCCCTGGTGATATTGTAACCTTGACCTGGGATTCATTGTCCTGGTCTTCAAAACAGTTCAGGGTCCGGGAAATTTCATTGAGTCAATATGGTGCAATCAACATTAGGATGCAGGAACATGATAATGGTTTTTATAACAGGGATATAAAAACTGCACCTTCAACTGTTGCCAATGTTACAGTGGGTTTCCCAACAATTGGCCAGGTTTCCAATTTAACAGCAACCGAATCAGTTTATTCAACAAGGGATGGTTCAGGGGTCAAATCTAAAGTCACCCTTTTCTTTACCGGGGTTACTTCCAATTTTCTGGACCGATATGTGATTGATTACAAACTTTCCAGTGCATCCACCTATCAACCAAGTTTTGACAGTGGAGAAACAACCATTGATCTATTTGATTTTGGCATTGGATCTTATGATTTCAGAATCCGGGCCAGAAGATTGGATGGGGTCTTGGGAACAGCAACCACTGTTTCACTGACAACCACGGGCCTTGGAGAACCCCCCGTAAAAATTCAAGGGCTTTTTGTCAATTCCATGGGAACCATGGCCCTTTTACAATGGACCCTTTCCACGGATTTGGATGTGGTTCAGGGGGGATTTTATTCAATTAAACACTCCGTTGATACCGGGGCTAGTTCCTGGAGTCAGGGAATCAGAATTGCTGATAATGTGGCAGGACATCAAAACAGTGCAATTGTCCCATTGCTGGCAGGAACGTATATGCTCCGGGCGCATGATTCATCAGGACAGGTTTCAATGCCCACTTTCATTCAATCGTCAGGGGCATCATTACAAGCATTGCAATTGGATTCTTCAGTTCAAGAAGATCCAGATTTTCTGGGAACCATGAACAGGATGTCCAATGTGGATGATCTTTTAAAAATTGAATCAGAAGCTGAACTGGATTCTATTTCCAATTTTGACAACATCACCCGTTTTGATGCGCTAAATGGCATCTGGAACACTTCATCCAGTGGTTATGATGCCAGCAAACCCCAATACACTTTTACCAATACCATGGATCTGGGATCTGTCAAAACAACCCGTTTAAGACAGTTTATCAAATCCAATGCAACTTCTGTTTTTGACCTAATTGACTCCAGGGTTGCCAATATTGACACCTGGGAAGATTTCGATGATACCGAAGCAGATTTTACATCTGTAAAAATGCAAGTCAGGTCCACCAATGATGATCCAAGTGGTTCACCATCCTGGGGGGATTGGACAGATTTTTATGTTGAGGAAAGAACTGCAAGGGGGCATCAGTTCAGAATTTTCCCGGAAACCATAAACTCCAACTATAATTTAAACATAACCCAAATGAGGGTATTTGCTGAAACACTAAGTTAAGGAAACCATGAGCCAACATGATTATGTAATAGCCAATGATTCAGGAGCATCAGTCAGGGCTGATTTAAATTCAGCTTTGCAAGCAATTTTAAGCCAAAACAGTGGAACGTCTGCCCCAAGTTCAACATCAGCCGGGACCATGTGGCTTGATACCACGGGAGGAGCACCCTACACGTTAAAAATTAGGGATGCAGGAAACAACCATTGGTTGACCATTGCCAGTGTTACTGATCCAGGATCAGATGGGAATTTGGCAGTTTCTGCAATAGAAGGAACCAATGTTTTATCAACGGGGGAAAGTGGAGGATCTAAATTTTTGCGAGAAGATGGAGATGGAACTTGCTCATGGCAAGCTGCGGGGAAAATTGTTCAAGTTGCCTACACCTCAACAGATACAACAGCATACCATTCTATTTCTTCAAATTCACAAGCAGAATTGATGTCAGCTTCCGCATTTACAACAACGGGGTCAAATAAAGTTTTAATCATGGCGTCAATGGTTTATGGAACTTTTAATAATATAAATATTGTTTTAAAACGAGATACAACAGTCATTGGAGCTCAAACTCATGGCGCAGGAACTTATTTTTCTGTTAATGCGTTTTATGGTGCTGATAATTATTTGAGTGGTACATTCGATCAATATTCTGTTTTAGAACAGAGTTTAATGTTTTTAGATACGCCAAGTGCAGGAACTCATACCTATAAAATATTTGCTGAAACACCAACGTCATACTCTGGAAGTGCTTATATAAACCGGACGCAGTACGGAACAGGCGCTAATAACAGTGGATATGGTGGTGGCAGATCAGGTATCACACTAATGGAGATTTCGCCATGAACAAACAAGATCAGATAATAAACGCTCTAAAAAAATTAACACCTGATGCAAATTGGTCTGTTCGCAACGAAGAAATTGAGTGGAGCGACAAAACAGTTAATCAACCTAGTCAAAGCGAACTCGAAACCGCAATGGCTGAAGCAGTTGAAGAACAGAAAAAAATAGAATATAGGCAAACAAGAGAAAGAGAATATCCATCTATTCAAGATTGTATTCACGCACTGCTTGACGGAGGTGACACGTTGACTGAACTGCAGGCAAAACGATCAGCGATTAAAGAAAAATATCCAAAGTCATAGATGTTTGATTTATTTGCTTCAGGGCATCATCCACCTGCACCTCAAAGTATTATGGAATTTGAATCAATAGTGGGTTTAATTGAACGAATTGGTTTACCTGCGGTTATTATTGGTGCGTGTATGTTTTATATTTGGAAAACACAATCTGCACATCGACAAGAAATTTCTGATTGGTCTGCAAAAGATTCAAAAGCTGATGAAAGATTAATTGAAGTTATAAAAGATCAAAATGCGAGAAACGAACATTTTGCTAGTGCCATTTCAGAATTAACGATTTCCAATAAAGACGTAACCAAATCGAACGAAAGATTAGCGAATGAAATTAAAGGAATGGCTGAAGCATTGATGATTAAAAATAGGATTTAATGGAGAAAGAAATACCATTTTGTCCTGAATGCCATTCTTATCCTTGTTCATGCGATGATAATATAATAAATGGAATCCCAACGACTTTACATAAGAGCAGGATTATCGTTCATGCTTTTAATGATTTTCTGCACTTTATTAATTTTAATTTTTTATGTCGAATTACCACCATCAGCCGAAATCACTTCAGCGACTTTATTAGGTGCATTGGTCGGAAATTTAACATCCACCCTCAGTTATTGGTTTGATTCTACTGAGCATGATAACTCACCAAAAAAGGACTTATGAAAAATTTAATAACAAAAGTTAAACAAAGCCAAAAAATGATGAACTTGAGAAAACCAACATGATCCCAATTCTTGGAACTGTATTAGGCTCAACTGCAAAAACTTTGTTGATAAGCCTTCTTTCAGAGAAGGTAATCATAAAAGTCTTACTTGGAAGAAAACAAGGTGATGGCGTCCTTGGATGGCTCGTTCAACGATCCACAAACAAATTGGATGATCAACTCGTCCAAACAATCAGGGAACGGTTACAAGAAACAGGAAAATTGTAATCGTAGAAAGTTCTTAACAGTCGCATTTGCAAGTATTATCATGGGCCGATATTTAACACCAAACTTTACGTTCAATGAAATGGCGTGTCGTGGGACAGGCGAATGTAAAATGGACGGAGTGTTTTTAGAATTACTGCAAGAAATAAGAAACGAATTTAAACGACCAATGATTATTACCTCAGGCTATCGAAGTCCTGAATGGAACGAAAAGGTATCAACAACTGGTCGGCATGGACCTCATACTAAAGGTCAAGCAGTTGATATATTGATTTCAGGATCCGAAGCTGTTGAACTAATGGCAATTGCTAAAACTTATGGAATGACAGGTTTTGGATGGAATCAAAAAGGGCCTCACAATAAACGTTTTCTGCATTTGGATAATTTACCAAATATTGATGGAAAACAACCTCGACCACATACTTGGTCATACTAATGGGAGGAATAAAGTCTGATTTTTTTCTGACCTTCTCTATCAGCCTTGAATGGTCTGGACAACCAGTTTCTCCCATTACCAACCATTTATAATTATTGATTAAATACACTGAACTTTGATTGAACTTTGATTAGTTCAGTTTTTTAAAAAATATATAATAATATCAATAATTAAATATACTTTTGGATCATAATTGAAATTGTCGGTTTGGTTCCCT